ACAGGTTGTCCTGCAACAGGGTGTCCTACTGGCCATGTTTTATCTGCAAATGTATTCTCTTCGACTAATTCGAAATCAAAATTATCTTTATGCTCTCTGCGATCATCAATATCAATTTCATACCCTTCTGCTTGTATAATTGGTAGTACAGTATCTAATAAGTTTAAATAAGTTCTACCTGCTATGTCGCAGAAACGTACACAACCATCCCACCTGCCTAATTTATAAGCAGGCATATGATATGCATAGGGTAACATAAATTTTAGAGAGTTAGAAATTTTACGTCTAGTTGCTGGATCTAGTCCTTCAAATTTTACGTTAACTTCATCTCTAATGATCAGAGTTGCTTGTTTCATAGTTATAGTATAACGTAGAAGTTACGAAAAGTCAAACTCAATCTGGCGTGGATCTTTATGATCTTGAATTATATCATCAATATCGTCAGTTAAAGGATTTTCAACACCTGCAATTCTATCAATAGCCTGTCTAATGATATTGCAACCGATAGTCACATCTTGGATAAATCTAGTATCCTCAGACGAAACAGGAAAACCTCTTTCAGTACATTTTTCAAAAATGTACATTTGACAATGTTCAACAATACCGTCAATAAACTTTTCATCTGCTGACATAAATTGTTCTTTTTTCTTAATTGCAAAAGTTTCAAAACTTACAACGTTATTATCTTTGTCTTTCATGTTAGCCTCTTTTTTCTGAAATAATATCTGCTAATCCGTATTCAACTGCTTCTGATGCTGACATAAAATTATCACGTTCCATATCTTGCTTTAGAGTTTCAGTTGACTTTCCTGTATGTTTTGCATACACATCTAACAATGTTTCTTTCCATCTCATTAATTCTTCAACTTGGATCTGTACATCTGTTGCTTGACCACTTGCACCACCTAAAGGTTGATGGATCATGTGTCTTGCATGAGGCAACATATAACGTTTACCTTTGGTGCCTGCACATGATAGTAAACTGCCCATACTGGCCGCTTGACCCATTACAATAGTTGATACGTCTGGTTTAATATACTGCATAGTATCATAAATGGCCATACCTGAAGTTACTGCACCACCAGGACTATTGATATACAAGTTGATATCTGCTTCTGGATTTTCGCTTTCTAAAAATAAAAGTTGTGATACAATCAAATTTGAGACCATATCATTGACAGGGCCGTTAAGCATAACCACTCTGTCTTTAAGCAAACGTGAATAGATGTCGTAACTTCTTTCACCTTTACTTGTTTGTTCAATAACTATAGGTACCATCATAATTTATTCTCCATCTTTATATGTTGTTTTTTGCCAAGTAAATGGAGTATAGATTGCACTGTTTGCACCATGTTCAGCACATTCAGCACTTTCGCACCATACCCTGCCGTTAGTATCTCCTTGTACAAGATCGTTTGCAAACTTCCAAGCATGATATGCAAAACGTTCTGCACCTACACCATCTAGTTGTGTAATCTGTGCAAGACCTTTTGTTTCAAGTAACAATAACTCATCTTTCATTGGGTCATTGATATCAATAACAGTTTGGTGATCAAAAGTATCTTCAAGCCATTTCTTAAGTGGTTTCAAACCTCCAAAGTCCTGTACCCAATTACGATGATCTAAAGCACTTGCACCAAACGTAAATTTAAATTGCAAACTATACCCATGTAAAAATCTACAATGCGAATGGTCTGCGTGTGGTTGACGGAACACTGCTGAAAGTCCAATGTTGTGTCCGTATGTTTTTGTACTGTAGTATGCCATATATTATTACCTCAATAATTTTTAAAAAAATTAATTTCACTATCTTCAAGTCCGGCTACTCGAAGTTTAACTATATTATTAACTTGAAATTGCTTTGCGTCAAGTCCTTTCATTAGTCCTAAGAACTTATTTCTTAATAAACTAAATTCATTAATAACTTTTTGTAAATCAACTACTTCTGATTCACCGTCAACATAAAATTGTGCATCTCTGCTACTTAATTGACGATTATAATTTTCAATGTATTTCTTAAATGTTGCGGAACGTGTTTTTCTTAATTCAATATTTAAGTATTCTAGTATTCCTTCAATTTCTTGTAACTGATTAAACCGCAGTTCGACAACACTAGGAAGTTTAGCACTAGCCTTTTCGATAGAACCTGCTAATGCTATATCTTTCCTAGCCTCTAATATCTCACTTTCATAGTATTCAATACAATCTGGAAGTTTAGATATATCTTGCGAAACTGCGGTATACCAATCACTCATCAAAAAACTCTTCGTCGTATTCGTTGATTAGTTCTTCATCATCTTGAAAATGCTGAGATAACCAAAAGTCTAAGTAATTATCATTACCCATAATTTCTTTCAAGTCATCAAGATTTTCATTGGAATCATAGATCTTAATAAAATGCTCTGCGGCATCCATCCTATCTTTCTTTTGAATGTAATTGATAGCCGATTGCCACAATTCTAAAAACATTTCTGTAGACATTGTTTTCCTTTTTAGTTTTGTGCATCTTCTGCGACTTCTAACTCGACTTCTACTTCGTCGTGTTCATTGTCCATATCATCTGCACCCATTGTTTTATGTTTATTTTTAAACTCTTGCATTACAACTGCATAATGTTCAGGAGTCCAATTTTTACGGAATTCAAGTATTTCATCACCACTATTAGTAACGTATTTGTACCTATTACCTTGTTTAGTAATTAGTCCTTTACTTTCCATAAATTCAAAAAGTCCACTGTAAGGATTCATACCTGTTTCATATGGAATCTTTACTTGTACGCCTTCAAAAGGTTTAGCATATCTAGTTTTCATAACTTTCATAGCCGCTCTAATGCCTCGTACATCTGTAACTTTATTACCTGCTTCATCTTCTTTTAGTTTAAGTTTTCGCATAGCAACAACAATACTACTAGCATAGATAAAGCCTTGTCCGCCTGATATCTTATCATCTGGGTCAAACATATCCTGCGAAGCATATGTGTGGTTAGTTGCAACTAATCCTACAGGATATGGTGCAATCTGATTAACCATGTTTCTTACCAATGCAGTAAGTGCTTTAGGTTTACGACCCAAGTCGCCTTTAAGATCACCTTTTTCAAACTGTGTAACATCTGTAGGCGATAACAACATACCAAGACTATCAATAACAAACAACACCTTCTGACATTCTTCGTAAGGAAGTCCGTTATACTCTGCCTTGTAACCTTTCATAAAATCACTCATAACTTTAGCAACATCATCAATCATACTAACATTAATTCTTAGTAGTTTATCTTCATCTGTGCTAACACCGAGTGCATGAAGCCATGCTTCATCTAATGCATTTTCACTGTCCATTAGTACAACAAAAATACCTTGCTCTTGGGCGTGTTTTACTAAGTTACCACTGCAAACAAAACTCTTACCTGAACCAGACTCGCCTGCAAATACTGTTACTTTACCTAAAGGTACGCCTCTATTGAAATCTCCACTAATTAAGTGATTAAGACAATAGTTACCTGTGTCGATCCAATCTACTGGATCATGAAAACCTACACTAATTCCATCAATGCTTTTAGTTAGGTTATTTCTTAACTTTGAAAAATCAAATGGTTTTACCATAAATTACTCCTTGTATTTAGATAGAGTAGGGGGACTATGCCCCCTTACTCATTTAAGACTGGTCTTGAGTCTTCTTCTGTCTAATCATTGCCAGAATATCTTCTGCTTTTGGTTTTCCACCATCTTCAGTAGTAGTTGCACTCTGAGAAGGAGGTTGAGGTAGTGCATCTTCCTCTGCTTTAGGTGGTGTTGCAGGTACCGCAGTAGCCTCTGGTTGACTGACTGCAGGCTGGCTAGCCGGTTGACTCTGAGGAGTTGCAGTCGATCCGGTTGCAGGAGCATCAATGCCATATGGTCTATAATACTCACCGAACTTAGATGTATCATACAACTGCCCATCAACACTTGCTTCAAACATATCTTTAATTACTTCCAACTCAGTAGCACTTGGCTTCTTCGGAAGGAAGTCTTTAAGATGGAACAGACCATTTTTTTCAATTGCCTCTAACTCTACTTCGCTCAAAGTACGTTCTTTACGAGCCCAATTAGAAGTTGAATAGTCTGCATACTGACCTTTTTGTGTCTTAGTTAGACGGAAGTCAGTACCACTAGTGTAATCTGTTGGAAGTTCTTCCATTTCAGGATCCATTAGTGCCGCTTTAATGATTTTAAAAATACTTGGATTGATGACAAATCTACGAATTGGATTTTCTGGTTTGTCTTCTTCGTTCAAAGGATCTGCTGATACAAAGCCTTGGAAGATGTAAGCACGTTTTTTCCAATACTTACGTCCAATAGCCTCCATACTTGGATCTTTAAACCAAGGTCTTACCTGTGATAAGATTGGACAACTACCAGTATTATCCCACATTTCCATACAAGGAACGTTTACCGTTACTTCACGATTTTCGTCTCCGCCTTTAACACCTGGAAATGTTAGTCTAATGATTTGCCTTTCTTGCCAGAAGAAGGTGTTATCATTGTCACCATCTGGTAAGAATCGCAATACTGCTGTTGTGTCGTTTGGAATGTTCCAAAATGGGTACATGGCTTTGTCGCCACCCCCACTTGATTGTCTACCTGGACCGGTAGAATCCTCTTGGGATTTAAGTTTTGCCCTAAGTTCTGCCAAAGTTGCCATAATTTTTCTCCTATATTAGCCTATGTTTAGCCTGTTTGTGCCTAGACAACACAATACTTCGTTTGTGTTGACAATTATATTTATATAAAATGTTTTTGTCAACCATTAAAACACCTTTTTTTGATAAAAAAGTTAATAACCTTCATTGGTTATTGTTGTTTAATATATACTAGTTTCAATAGGTTGTCAAGTATTAATTTAATTAATTTCTTGCTTTTTTTAGAATACCCAGTTGTGCTTGTGCGGCACTACGTTTATCTGGATCCATAAGTGGTAATGAGAAACTTAATCTATTGATAATTGGTGATAAATCGTCTACATAGAAGTACAACGAAGTTCTAATATCTTTTTGTAGTATTAGGAAATGCTCGTCACCTTGTGATACACCATAGTTTTTAACTGCAATAGCAATCAAATCTGCCGCTGTAACACCTGTACCTTTTTTAGCCGCGGCTGAAATAATAGCATCAAGTTTTGGTGCTTTGAATATTGCACCTAGAATTTTTTCTGATTCTGCAGGACCCATAGCATATTTTTCTAGGAACGCACTATAATTATTTGCGTTTACACGTTCTTTGGCACACTCTGCCGCTTTTACTTTATCTTCTGGAAATAAACTTTCCCAAAATTCTTTGTTATTGTATAATATACCTAGTGTACCTTCTGTTGGTGAAAGTCTGCCACCTGAACTTGTCATACCTGCTTTAACTTCTACAGGAGTACCATCAACTGTGATATCACCTTTACTGCCTTTTAATGTAATACGTGGACTTAGAATAGCAAGTGCAAACTCGCCTGGGCCTTTGTTATCTTCTTTGAGTGGAGCAAAGTTAAACATTGTGTCAAACAATCTTTGACTAAATGGAGTTCCTACTAACCAGTCACCCCAACCTGATAAAGGTTGTAATAGTGCTTTAGTGTCAATATGGTCTGCTTGTCCTAATGTTGTAGCGAATGCAATTTTTTCTTCAACTGTACCTTCAGTTTTGTCAATAGCATCTACTAATCCTTCTAAAAATCCAGTACCATATGTCTGGTCTTCTTCTGGTTTAGTATTTGCAGGTTGTAGTGAAGTAACAATACGACTTTGCATACCGCCTTCATCATCTGCTATTTTAGTACTAATAACATTCCAAAGTTCATCAATCACAGCAGGATTTTCTTGCATCTTTGCATAGATACGTTGCATATATTTTA